CCTTGGGTCGGGTCCCGTGGGACGAGACGGATCGTAGCCGATCAGTCGTCGGGGACGGAGGGATCGGCCGAGTCATCGACGTCGACCCAGGTGGACGGGTCGGGACCGTCCGACGTGGAGAAGGACGACGAGCCGTACTCGCCGTTCCCGAACTGCAGGGTGTGCAGCTGCGCGTCGGGCTTGTCGTCGGTCCATCCGAAAGGCGGGGTGGGGTTCGGCATGAGGCCATGGTACGCGGTTGGGCCGAGAGCGCATCGACCCCCGGAGGCGGGCGAACCGGGGGCCGATGCCAGCTGGGAAGCTAGTCGGACAGACGGAGAAGGCCGACGACAGGGTTATAGCACGATGGCGAGGTACAACGCCACCATCACGACGCAGACAGCGATGATCGCGGCGAGGTACGGCCACGTGCGCGGGTAGTACCGCGGCGGCGGTTCGGTGTGGCGGCTGTCTCGACTCATGGTCACCTCACGCTCGAGCCCGCTGCCGTTGACCGGGGCCAGCCGCCTCGCCCATCGCGGCGAGCTGGGCTTCCCGGGCGTCTTGTTCCTCGGCGACCTTCGTCGCGTTCGGCCAGTCCACCGACTTGAGGAGGGACCCACGGTCGATGGCGCCGAGCGTGAACAGCTGCACCGCCCGCTCCTCCATCACCTGCCGGGCCGTGTGCCGGCGGGACCCGGCATCGACGTACAGCTGGTACTTGAGCGGGATCGCACCCTGGTTCGTCGGGATCTGGAAGTGGCGGGCCTTGAGCGCCAACATCTCGCGTTCACGGTCCGGGCCGGCGATCGCGAGGAGGCGCGGCTGGGTGTAGTTCTCGATGATCAGGTCGGCCTTCTTCTCACCTGACGTCGTCATCGCGTACTCGAGGTTCCGCTGCGCGAGCCGGATCCCGACGAACGCGGACTCTTGGATCGAGTCGATGACCCCCTCCGCGTTGCGGCCACCGGGGGCACCGCCACCCTTCTGCATGGCGGCGATCCCGGAGATGACCTCCATGCGCGCCAAGAAGAAGTTGAGCAGCTGCATCATCGAACCGTCCATGCGGGGCGGCTGCTCCCACCCGGACTTGTCGACCATCGCGTTGCCGACCTCGATCCGCTGGCCGGGCCGGTTGATGATCGGGGTGCGGCGCAGACCACCGGCAGCCGTCTCCTTCCAGATCGGGTTGCCGGTCAGCTCGACGTTCTGCTGCAACGCAGCGAGGATCTTGTTGATCGACTGCTGCGGGGAGATGAGCAGCTCGACCATCGACGGACCCCAGAACTCGCCGATGTCGATGGGAGCGAACCGCGAGTACGGGTGCTGGCCGTGGTCCCACAGGTTCTTCGCCGGCTCGTTCATCAGGACACGGCCTTCGGCGACGACGATCACCCGCCAGTTCGACTTCGCCTTCTTCGCGTCGGTGTCGGTACGGGTGTCGGTCGTGGACACGAACTCGTACTCGCGCACCCAGCACTCGAGGACGTGGACGCCGGGGAGGGACGGGTCACGGTTGCCGTCACGGGAACGTGCGTAGTTCGGCGACGTCGCCGGCGAGATCGGGCCCGGGTTGCCGACCGGGGAACCACGACCGGACCAGTCGATGTTCGACGGGGGCCGGTCGAGGAGATCACCTTGGGACATGCCGCCACCGGAGCGGTACAGGTCACCGGCGCCCGGGAAACGGCGGTCGAGCTCCTCCACCGACATCTCGCGGGACTCGATGTAGAAGTCGCCGTCGTGTTCGGTGGTGGCGCGCGGATCGGGGTAGAAGTGGAACGGGTGGACCCGGCGAGCCATCGCGTCGCCGAGCCCGCCGGCCAGATCCGACTCCCACGCCGTCTTCTGGATGCCGGCCCCGTAGATGAACCCGTCCCAGATCGACGTCGTCCACTCGCGTTCCTCGAGGTTCGCGCACCAGGTGGCGAGCATCGTGGTCTCGAGGGTGTCGGCGAGGTCGGAGAAGAACTGGGCGTACTCGTTGCCGGGGATCGCGGCCGGGGCGATGTTGTGGGTGATCCGCTGGTCGGTCATGAACCCGACCGAAGCACGGATGATCGGCAGGATCTCAGTGACCTGCGGGGCCGGCAGCCACGCCTCACGGCCCGGGCCCCAGTACCGGTTGAACAGCATCCGGTAGTTCTGGCGCCACCGGGGCAGCATCGGCCGGCGATAGTCGCGGGCGAGCTGGAACAGGCGCAGGACCCGGGCCGCGACGGCACGGTCGTCTTCGGACGGCTCCGACGCCAGATGGACCTTCGGCAGCTTCGGCGGGTCAGGCGCCATGTCCTGAGCGAGCGGCAGGATCGTGGGCTCGGTGACGGTCACGGGAGCAAGGGTAGTTGGTCAGGTGATCGTGTGGACGAACGTGCCCTTGGACTCCTTGCGGCCCTCGGCGACAGCACGGTCATGTTGGGATTGGAGGCCGTCGTCGGAGTCGGGGGCGACCGACGGGTCCCGCAGGTCGACCGGCTGGTAGTCGTGCAGGATCCCGGTGCGTTCCGTCGCTTCCGCGGACGCGACCTTCGCTGCTTCACGCATCTCCCGACGGGACGACACGGTGCGGCCGAGCGCCGGGTTGTAGTGCTCGTGCATCATCGCCGGCGTCGAGAACCCGAACCGGCGGCGGAACGGGGTCGAACACGACTCGCAGAACATCTGCTTCGAGTCGTACAGGTGCTTGGTGGGGTCGTCAGGGGAGCACTCGAGGTGCTTGACCCGGCATTCGCATCGGTACTCGTAGATCGGCATGGACGCCTACCTTCCGTTGTCCCAGTCGTCCCAGTCACCTTCACCGGCGACGAACTGCTGGTTCGATGGCTGCGGCATGAGCAGACGCGAGTCCCGTTCGATGACCGTTGGTTGCGCGGTCGCTTCGTAGTCGCCGGCTGTTTCGTGCAGAGCGGCTTGTTCGGGGGTCTTGAGTCCAGCCTGTTCGGGGGTGACCGGCATCGACGGTGGGGTCGTGCCCCCCGCGAACATCATCGCCGCCTCGTACTTCGTGCAGGTGAGTGCGATCGCGAGCGCCATCACGGTGTCGTCGTGCTCGGCGTTCTCGTTGCCTGATGCCTCATACCCGCCCTGCGGGTTCGTGACGTAGCCCTTGAGCTCACCGAACGTTGCTTCGTCGTGGATGCGGATGCCGGTGCCGGAGGCTTGAGCGGCTGGTTGCGCGGCGTCGATGATCGCGGCTTGCAGGTTGCCGACCGCTTCGGCCTTCGTCTGCATGTTCGTCACCCAGCCGTACATCTGGTCGATCTGGCCGGGGACCCGGTTCGCCTTCTGGTGGATGAAGATGTTGTTGTAGTCGGTGCGGACCAGCTCGGCGACACCGGCACCCGACATGTTGTTCTCCGGGGCGATCATCCCCTGGTTGTAGTAGGTGCCGAGCTTGAGCAGCTCACGGGCGAACTCGGCGGGAGCCATCCGTTCACGGAACGTCGCGCACTGCTCCCAAGTGCGACGATCGAGGATCTGCGCGCACGCGTAGTCGCCCTTCGTCGCGGCCTTCGACGCGTCACCGCCCACCATGTACCAGCCGTCGGGGGACGGGTGGTGGAAGATGCGGAGCGGGCCCGCCGGGTCGCGCACGAACCGGACCCGGGACCCTTCGCGCACCAGCCGGCCCCGGTCACCTTCCAACGGTTCGTAGACCTTGCGGAGCAGATCGAGGTTGAACACGTTGGTACCCGTCGAGATGAACGCTTCCTCGTCGGTCGTCGGGTACTCCTGATGGAGCGTCTGGATGTCGCCACGGCACTCGTTGCGGAAGATCGTGCGGCGCCAGATCATGCGGGCCTTGATCTCCGAATCGTCCATCCCGAGACGCTTCAACGCCCGCATGATGATCCGTTCCTCGTCGTTGAGGTCAGGGAGGCAACGCGGGATGGGGAGGGACACGGCGTCGGCGAGCCCGATGTGGTTCGCCGTGTACGTCGGATGCTGCCACCACGCGAAGAACAGAGGCGTGTAGTCGTTGTCGCCGGCCTTCGCGCCATCCCACGTCCGCTGGAACCAGTTGCCGATGCCGTTCGCGGTGGACTCGATGAACTGGAACGTCTTCGGGGCGCGTGGGATCGCCTGGTTGAGACCGGTGATGAGAGTCTCGGCGTCGTCGTAGAACGCAGCCTCAGAGTTGTGCACGAACTGCAAGGTGCGGGACCGGCCGGCCCGGGCGTTCTTCGCGGTCGAGATCGTGAGCAGCGACTTGTTCTCCCGCCACGACAGCTTGTTCGTCGCTTCGTGCTTCGTCGAGAACAGGTCCCGGTACTCCCACGTCTCCCAGTAGTGCTTCGTCATGCCGAGCAGATGCGCCGAGGAGTCGTTGTCGTGAGCGACAACCAGGCCAGACATGCCCGGCATCGCGAACGCGCACTGGAACAACATCCCTTCGATGATCGTCGAGCACCCCATCTGGCGGGCCTTGAGGATGATGATGCGGACCGGCCGGTCGTCGGTCATCAGCTCCTCGGTCTTCGCGATGATCTTGCGTTGCACCCACGTCGCGTGGTCACCGAGACGCAGCACGTTCAAGTGCTTGTCCTTGATGTACAGGTTGGAGAGGAACGGCCAGAAGAACTGGGTCATGGGATGACGCGCGGCGGGTCCGTCGGATGGAGTCGAACGAACGGGGGCTCAGCGCGCGGCGGGGTCCGGGCTTCGGTGTCGTCGTACAGCTCGGCGGCGTTGTCGATGTCGCGCTGACACATCTGAGCGAGAGAGATCGCGTCACGTTCACCGCGCAGGATCCGACCCATCCAGTAGCGGAAGATGAGGAGCTCGGTGGTGGCGGCGTTGAGCTCGTCGCGCAGACGCTCGTTCTGGGCGAGCAGGTCGCCGTACTGCTCAGAGGTCGGCATCGGTCGTCTCCGGTTTCCACATGCCGGCGATCATCGCCCGGATCTCATCGGCGGAACGGTCAGGGTCAGCGGTGTCGTCGGCTTCGGCCTTGCGGAAGATGTACGGGGCCAGCTTCGTCGCCAGGGCGATCTGCTCGGTGGGGGTGCCGTCCACCATGATCTCCTCGAGCGCTTCGATCGTCAGCTCGACCAGGCCGGCGATCCGGTCGCGGAGCTCGGGGGAGTCAGCGATGATGTCCTGCGCGACCGGGCCGATCGCGTTCGCGAGATCACTCACCTTCGTCACCTTCGTCGCCGTCGGTCAACCACGTGGTCATCTCGGCGTCCCATCCGCGGCGCCGGCGTCGTGCCGCCACCTTCTCGCGTGCCGCTGACTGCCGTTCGACACCGACCCCGAGGTGCTTCTGGGTGGCGCGGGGACCGTAGGCGGCGACGGTGAGCTTGCGGCCGAGGACTTCGGTGAGGGGGATCGCCGCGTACTTGTCGGAGGCGACCACGCGGAGTTGCAGGATCAGGTCACCGGACCGTGAGTCGATCTTCGGTGCCATCACCGACGTGTTGAACGTCGCGAGGAGGGAACCGGGGATCGTGTCCTCAGGGCCGACCGACGGGCCAGTGAGCGGGAACGAGAAGGCGCCGAGGTGGGGGTCACTCACCGATGACTCCGGTCTGGCCGGACCGTCGGATCGTCGCCGGGTCGACTTCGTGGACGGGCAGTGGCGGGGTGAGCTTCGACAGCATGTCGTCGGACAGCCACGCGTCGGAGGGGTCTTCGAGTTCGGAGTCGACGATCACCGCGTCGGGGGGTTCGACGCCGGGCTGCTCGAGGGGCGTGTCGTCGGGGGGGTCGGCTTGGCCGTGCAGCACCATGGCGACGAGCTCGACGGCCTGGTGGCGTTGCGAGTCGAGGGCCTTGATGTGCGCGGCGCGTTCCCCGTCGAGCAGGTCAGCGACGAACTCTGTGTTCTCGATCACGGCGCGGCGGGCATCGGCGGCCTGGTTCAAGGCGATGGTGACGACCTCGTCGGTCTTCTCGACGACCTTGAGCATCGCCCAGAAGACCAACCCGAAGGCGACGGCGGTGACGACGGCGACGGTGAGGTACAGGGCAGCGTCCACGCAGGAGATCGTAGCCCATTCCGAATCGAAGTCAAGATTCGACGAATCGGATTGGTT